AAAATATTCCTAAGAATCCAAAACAATCTAATTTAAATGGTGGATACTTTTTATTTTTCACTTGAATTCACATTCTACCATAATCTCAGTCAAACAGGCAAGTAGGTTTATCTCTTGATCAGCCACGAAAGCTATTTGATATTGATACTTTGCAATAATAAGAACGGCAGCAGGAATAGTGGAAACAACGAGGGAGTCGTTAAGACTATCATAGATACGACGCAATAATACAGAAGAATCATTGTCCAGATTATTGACACACCATTTACGTACTTCCGAAAAGTTTTTCTCTTTGAGGTTTTTAATGAGATCATTAACCTTTACATCACTAAAATGAGCAAGTATACCTGTATCTATTTTACCACCAACTGAGTATCTCTGACACTCATTAAGAACCCTTCTCCAATCAGGGAAATGTTTATTAATTAATTCTGCTAGGACTTTCTTATCTGCTTCTATTTTTTCTTGTTCTAATATTGATATTAATCTTCCGAAAAATGCTGCTGCGATTTCTTGTTTAGATTTACCCTGAATACCAAACTCAACCACAGCACATCTCGAATGGAGGGGTTCAATGATTTTATTTTTGTAGTTACAAGTGAATATAAATCTGCAGTTGTTGGAGAACTCCTCAATAGACGCTCTAAGAAGGAGTTGTACGTCGGGAGTGGTATTGTCTGCTTCGTCGATGATGATGACTTTATGTTTCGCTTCCGAAGATAACGATACGGTACTTGCGAAGTTTTTAGCTTTATTACGGACGGTATCGAGGAACCTTCCTTCATCGGATCCGTTAATGACATAAACATCTACTCCCAATTCATTACAAAGTGCCTTTGCTACTGTAGTCTTTCCACATCCAGCAGGACCAGAAAGAAGTAGGTTTGGTACTTCACCTGTATTTAGGAAATCCCTAAAGGTTTTCTTAATATTTTCTGGTAGGATGCATTCTTCAATAGTTTTGGGTCGATACTTCTCAACCCAAAGAAATTCATCTCTCATAATCAATAGTAGGTTGTGGTGGGTTCCAATGACGGATTACACCAGAAATAATAAAACAATTAGTAACAAGATAACTAATAAAAATAAAACTGCGAATAATACAGACTGCATTATCATACTTTGCAGTTTTAGTATCCTCGAAACTTCCCAAGGCATACTTCCATACTCTCCACAATCTTACCATTATTCAAAAGTAGAATCTGGTTCTAAGGCAATAAAGTAAGTTAAATCTTGATTCTTACTAGTGAATCTTGATAGATTATTTTTTGAACAAACTACTTCATAATTACCAGGTAAAATCTTAATATTCTCTACCTTGAAATTAAATGAGAATGTACCATCTGTTTCTCCCACAATAATAGAGAAATCATTTGATGTTTCATTCTTCTTATCACGAACAAGAACTTTAACAACACCTTCTCCACCAACTACAGATAAATCAGCAAGTTGATATATTGCTGCTGCTTTAAGTAACTTATCTAATTGATCTGTACTCAAATCAAAAGTAACATCCTCACTAGGAAGTGTAAGAGTCTTTTCTGGTGGAGTAACTATGCAATTAGAATCGGCAAAGAAATACTTAGATTTAGATCTGCCTTCCTTAATTACAACATAACTATCATCTTGAAAGTCAAGATCAGGATTATGATGAAGACTTAAACCATTAAGAAACTGTCCAAGATCATAGATACCAAAATCTTTTGGAAGTTCCTCTGTAATTGTTGCTTCAGCAAGAATATTTTTCATCACACTAATAGTGCGAAGTTTTGTTCCCTTCTTAAAAAGAATTGATTGATTAATAGTCGAAAAGTTTTTAAGAAGTGAAAGAGTTTTGTCAGAAAGTTTCATAACCACGGGTCGGAGTTTCATTTAATTGCCCACTAAAATGGTAGAGTAGGAGTGAATAGTGTAATGCTTTTAGTATATCACGTTTTGCTTGTCCTTTTTTATCGTATCTGCTCAAATACTTAATTGCATTAGAACGACAGAAAGCTTCCGCATCACCAACGGATTCTATAAGATCAAGTGTCTGAACATTATTCTGTTTAGAAGTATAATGTCCATTGTATGTTGTAGCAATATATTCAGAAAGAGCTTTGATGGACTCATCTTCTTTATATTTTCTAGTCCAATCTTTTTGTATACCAGGTGTTGTAACATGATGTGCAATTTGATCATCATTATCAGAAAATGTGGTAAATGGACCTGGCATCCCACTTACAAGATGATCAACCGATTCTGCATAGTCCGCAGAATTTGCTGCAGTATTACCACCACCCACAACGAAAGGGTTTTCTCTATTGGGATCATTACGTGTGTAATCATACCAGTATTCAGAATGTTCCTGTTTTAATCCATCAGAAGAAACATTAAACACCTCTTTGTCTGAAGTGGTTTTTATATTAATGTCCTGATCAAGATTGATATCATCAGGAACATTCACGACCTCTTCGTCTTTACCCTCCGATAGACTTTCATAATAGTTTTCATCTTTACTCATTTTTTTCTTTTTAATAGGAAAATTTTCATCAAGTGTTCCATTCAATACTTCGGCAGCTAAGCTCCATGCATTAATCATAACTCAACTCTCTTATTTGGCAACTCAAACTCTGCATCCACCTTGTCATATAACTCAAGGAATGCTTGCTTTGTCTCATCATCAAATCTGTTGATACATACTTGAAGTGCTTTTGACTTATCTTAAAGATAGAGAATGCACGAACAATGTGAACCAGTCTACGAGTACTGATGATCTCTTCAATACCACCATCATAGAATGTCTTACGGATAATGTCACCCCAATCAACAAGTCTTGCAATAAAGTTTGTATCTGTAACACCAAGATTAGCAGCAACACCACCAAGAATTCTCTTCTCTACAGATATAGGTGGATATTCTTGCTCAAAGGTTACTGGGAATCTTTCAAGGAATGCTTCGTTGAGCACGTTAGTTCCAATAAACCTTCCGTCGTCTGAACCTTTACCCTTAGTATTTGCGGTTGCGATGACGTTAAATCCTGCGGTGGGTCTAACGAATCTTCCAATTTTTTTAAGGAATACACCATTTCCCTCAAGGATGCTCTGAAGGCAGAGAATCTTGTTAGAGGCAAGGTCGATTTCGTCAAGGAGCAAGATTGCACCTCGTTCGAGTGCTTCAATGACTGGGCCATTGTGCCATACGGTTGCACCATTAACAAGACGGAAACCGCCAAGAAGATCGTCTTCATCTGTTTCAATTGTAATGTTTACTCTAATTAATTCTCTCTTAAGAGAAGCACATGCTTGCTCTACACCAAAGGTCTTACCATTACCTGATAGACCAGTAATGAATGTTGGGTAAAATAATTTTGATTGTATAATTTTTTTAAGGTCATTGAATGGACCAAACTTAACAAACGTATCATCTTTTTCTGGAACTAAATTTTGTATTACTTGAGGTTCTACAGAAGGAGCACTAAAAGACTTTTCAATATTCTCTACTGCTTTTGTAGTAACTTCAAGGTTCCACTTACCACGTCCTACACTAAATTCTTTGATCTTCTTAGTAACAGTTTGATAAGCAATATCATTCATTCTACAGAATCCTCTAACATCAGCAGCAGTGAATTCAGATCCATAGTTTGCTTTTAAACCATCAATAATTTCTTCACGAGTCATTTTAATTTCAAAGGTCATAATGTAATTTGTTTTCAATATACTTATTGTACATCAAAAAAGGGTCGAATCGACCCTTAGTGGACACTTATTTTATTGGGCGTATTTTTTTACACTCTCTTCCCATTCTTTCATACTGCTTTGACACTGACCTTCATTTTCTTTAGGATCTAACTTATTATATCCTTTTACTTTCTTCCATTGATTATAGAGTGCTTGTAATATCCATGACTGAGATAGACTTTTAGGTCCATTCTCTAATAATTCAAGATGCCTTTTATTACTAGTGTACGCTTTGTACTCTTCTCTCCAATTTGAATCATCATAAAGTTTATTTGTCATAGGTAAAGGTCTTTCCTTTAATTTTTGTATCACCTGCTGGTGAGGTTTTACCTGGTCTCATCTTTCCTGCGGTAAATCTTTTAACATTTCTACCTTGCTTATCCTTACCAAGTCCACCCTTTCGGGTTGCTGATACTGTACCAGTTTTTTTGGTTTGTGTCAAGACCGCATCCTGACCATACTTCTTACCAAGTGCTTTTACTGCTTTCTTAAACTTTCTCTTACCCTTTTTACCAGAAGTTACTACATGACTTCTTTCTTTAACTTTAGTAGTCTTACCAGTTTTCTCATCCTTCTCATCCCATCTTCCAGAAACCTTAGTAGCACCAGGTAAACCCTTACCACGAATATCCTTATCTAACTGTTT